TTACCAGCAAAGTTAATAGCAGGTATTGTAGCTATAGTAGGGTTTACATAAAATAGCAACGGTTCGCCTATTGTTGAATCCTTTTGTGTATCTACCGACCAACCCCATTGAACATTAGTAGTAGTTCCTGTATCCGCATCAATTAGCCTTTCAAACTTCATGTGTTCAAAAGGTAGTTCTATATTGTAGGCGTTTCCTTCAAAATTATCAGAGGATGCGTATTCTAATGTTCCCCATTTTTTATTAGCTAGGTTTTCGTGGTTTTTAGCTAAAAATGTTTCACCACCTTTATAACCTAAATTAACTTGTCGGTAAGGTATAACAGAATCAACTACTGTTTCATCTTTTGCAAGGTGTTTTGTTATATCCCAAGTATTAGTAGAACTTGCAAAGTAAGAATCTAAAGTTTTAACTACTATTGTATCATCCTCATCCACGTAGGAAGTAAGGTTAAACATTTTAAATAACCCAGTTAAAAAATCAAGCGTTTTTATTTTAGGTAGTTGTGATGATATGTTTATTTTTTCGTCTGTTAATACACCTGCTGTTCCAGTAAAGGTAATTTGCTTTTTGCCTAATAATGTTATTGTTTTAGCTGGTGTAGCTAATACTGTTATATCAACTGTATATGTAGAAGCTGCTGTTGATTCTATAAAAAAGGTATATTCGCCATTAGGTAATTCTAATTCTGGAATATTGTTTGTTACACCGTTTGTAGTAGTACCCGTTAAATCGGTAAACTTGTTAAACTCTTCACCGTTCTTTTTAATTACTAGGTTATATTTGTCGCTGCCAGAAGGCGTTACTTTTACCCTAATTGTTCTATTATATTTTCTTGCATCAAAACTATTTTGGAAGTAATTAGTATGCACACCTGTAATTTCGGCAACATCACCCCTTACATTTGTAAAGCCACTTATAGTATATTGTGCGTCTTGATCCTCAAATAGCGAACCCTCTTTGGCGTGTAGCCACATATATAAGTTATAAAACTGTAAGTTTGTGGTACTAAAAAAGTCATCACTAAAAGTTATTTGGTATTTTAATTCTATTGCCTTAATTATAGCATATAACCTAATAGCAGGTTTTAATTGGCTAAAGTTTACACCGTGTACATTTGTATCTAATAATTCGTAGTAAAGGTTATTAGTACCAGCACTAGTATCTGAAGAATCATAGTACAGCCTGTCGGTATGGGTTATTAATGGAATAACAATAGCATCTTCAATAGTTTCTGAATTAATATTACCGTCCAGCCCTGTAGCCATATAGGTTTCTATATTAGCATCATTCCAAGTAAAGTCTAGGTTATCAAGGTAAGTTAAGCTACCTAATTTATCTTCACCTATAAGTTCTATTAATGTTACTGTACTACCAAAAAAAGTAAGCTTGTAAGTGTGCGGCTCATTGTTTTTTAACGTTGTACCTTCAAGTCTTATTTTACCTTTTTTAAATAGCTTATAATTTAAGTGTAACTCCGCACGTTTTTTACGCCTTGCATCAAAGCCATCTATATAATAATTGTAAAAGTGTTTAAAAAACTTATTATTGTGTTTGGATGCTGGTACGTTAAAAGTTTTACTATAGTCGGTAAATACCTTTTCAATGTCCTTTACATCCTGTATAGACTGTGTAAGGGTTATTGATTCATCGCTATATAACTCAACTTCTTCAAGTACGCCTTGATCGTTTTCAATATATAATTGTATTTGAAGCATTTACCTAATATTGTTAATCTTGTTAAACCCAAATTCAAAGTCTATTGTATAATCTGTTAATCTGTCATTTAATGATGTTTTAAAGGTCATTGATTTAGTACTAGGTATAATAGGCAATACGCTTCCTTCATAATTTATCCAAGCATTTTCGGTAAGGAATAGTTCTTCAATTGTTTGATTCATATCCTCTTTTATAAAACCTGTATTTAAGGTAATGCTTGTTTTAGCGTTTACATTATAACGCTGGTTTTGTGTTTGGTTTAAACCGTATGTAACAGTACTGCTATTTATAATGTTTCTTTTAAATAATTCGTCCGTAACATTAAAGCGTTCCGTTGTTTTCTTAAAAAAGTACAAGTCTTGGAAAGCACCGTACCTGTTTAGGAATGTAACCTTGTAAGGTGTATATTTTGGCTCACAAACGTTTGTAACTGTAATTGTTTTTAGCAATGTAGTATCGTCAGTGCCGTAAACCTGTATTGTGCTACTGTTTGCTGGTATGGTTACGTATTGTACCTTTTGGCTTATATCACCGCTATCTGTTATTTCAGTATCGCTGGAATCAATAGTTACTTTACCTACGCCTTCTGTAAATATGGGTAATTTACCTGCTGTGTTTTCTGGTAAGTATATGTTATTAGCACTTATTAAGGCGTGTCTTTGTAATTCTGGGTTTATTTCATCCTCAAAATAACCATATCCGTCTAATGCAATGTATGTAAAAATTTGTGGGTTAGAATACGTATAAGCTTCACCATTGCTATCGTAGTATGTTACTACAGCACTTGCCCAACGTGCATAACTAGCGTAATCATCATTAAAGGTGGGTTCTAAATAATCCCGTACTAATTCAGCAATTTCTAAAACAATATTACTTTGACCGTTTATAATATTTTTGTTAAGTGTGTACTTTAAATCACTATCGCTATATGAACCTGATGTTCCTGTATATATGTATAACTTTAAATTTACGCTTCCTAATGCCATTTTTTATTTATTTATAATTGTACAGAATCACCTGCTGTTCCTTTACAGTTAGATTCACGAACATCTAATATTACACCATTGTTATCTATTTGCCATATTATAAAACTTCCGTAGTTTGGCCCGACATCTACTGGGCTAACTGCTACAGCGTAATACAAATTCCTTCCGTTAAAAGGGCTATTGCTTTTACAAACTATACTACCTAAACCATAAATATTACCAGTACTAGCTATAGCAGATGATACCGAATATACTTGGTCGCAGAAGTTACTAGGTGAACTTACACCTGCACTTATATAAAAACTATTTGTTCCACAAGTTGGTAAGTCTGCTGGTTGTGTTATTGTTACAGAGCAGCTTATATCAGAACCGCCACTATTTGAATATCCACTAGCAGGTGGTGTTACATAAAAGGTTACACTTCTTGAGGTTGCTGTGGAAACTGGATCAAAGTCTTTTGGTGACCAATCTGATATTGTACCCTCACTAGCAGTACCTTTACTTATAGAGCCATTTGTTGCTATACGTTGTCCGGATAAATTAGCTATAGCACAAGTAAAAGTAGGTAAGTCGCTGGGTTGTGTAAATGTTAGTGAACAGTTTATTGCTGAACCTGCATTAACGTAACCTCCAGGAGCGGTTATATTAAACCATAAAGTAACTGACCTATCGCTGCCTGTTGTGTTTGCTGGGTAACTTGTTATTGCTGAACCTCCTTCTGTTTCGCTAATAAAGTTTATTGTACCCACAGAATTAGGATTTGTTATTGTACCGTCTTGTGCAATACTTCCACCTTGTATAGCGTTAATGCCATTATTAATACAAGCAAAGGTTTCTGTTGTGTTTACTGTTACAGATACAGATTGCGTAGCAGTACAGCTATTAGCAGCATTGTCGTAAGCTGAAATGTAAACTGTAGTAGTACCACCTGATGCGTTTGAAGATAGCGTTAAAGTATTGCCACTTACAGAAGCGTTTACAATTACTCCTGGATTGTATATTGAGTACCCTGCAATAGCTTCGCTGCCTTGTGTAAAATAAGAACTTAAATCTATTGTAGTACTATCGCCGCCTGAATCCAATGTTTGTGAAGGTATTGAACCGCTTGTCGTCGGACCGCCAGTACAGCTTACAGGTGGATCTTCTGGTGTAGGTTGGCTTGTAATTAATGCAGGTTGCGTAACAGTTTGGTCGCAATCAATATAAACATCAGCAAGGTTGCTAAAGCCTGTACTAGGTATTAATATTCTTATTGTTAATGTTCTTGCTGTTGCGGTTGATACAGTTGCAAACCTACCATTACTAAAATCCCCATCTGTTGAGGTTATTGAATCTACAAACCCATAACGCAATGTCGGTTCAGTTATTTGCCCTTGCTGGTCTATACTTAGGTTTTTTATATCTGCTATACCACAAGTAAAAGCAGGTAAAGGTCTTACAGGCTCAGTAAGGTTTAAATAAAATGGACTTCTTACATTAATTTTTGTACTCATTTCAATCTATCTTCTTTTAGTGTGTATGCTAAAAAGTCATCAACATCCAACGCAAACTTTTCAGCTAATGCTTGTGGTAACTTTTTAAATCCTTGTTCAAATGGTTTAGTAAAAAACAAAGTTGGTTTAATTCCTTTACGGTATATGCTACGTGCTATTAAATAACCTATAGTTTGGTAATTACCTTTTTTAAATTTACCTTCTTCATCTCTTAGCCTTATATTTCTTGCTTTTGCCCATTCTGCTAAAGGCTTAATAGGCGGCATTTTACTTTTATAGCTGTACGGTGTATCGTATTTTTTTTCAGTACCGCTTACCCCTTTATCTTGATACAAACCGTAATCGTTCATTTCAAACTCCACAAGAATAGAATTAGGCATTGCCTTTACGGTAGCATCCAAACTATTATAAAGTTCCTTAGAAACGTTTTTGCGCTCCTTAGAAAGCCTTGTACGTGCTTGTTGTATAACAAACTTTTTAAAAGCTTCTAATGTTTCTTGTGTTTTAGTTAGCTGCATATTGTCATATCGTTTTGTACTATTACATCAAAAGTTGCTGCCCATCCTGCTAACTTATTTTCAAATCTATCCACAAAAGGTTCACAGGTTACATCGCCTTCAATTTGGTAAAGGTCTGTATATAAATCGCCTCTTTGCAGTTGGTTTATTACCCTTGTTTGTAATGCCAGTTGTGTATTTAATACATCCTGCTCGTTGTCGTTTCCTACAAAAATATCAGTAACCTCATCTTTGCTTATGTCTACAATGTCCATAGAAAGAATACTAATATTAAACGTTAGCGTTTTAGTTCCTACAGTAGTGCTGTTTACTGTAACGTGCGACAAAGGAAAAATAGTTTGTTTATTTAGGTCTACATCGTCAATAGAACCAAATGTAACTGTATTTACAAATGGCTCTGCTACTAATGCATCTTTTATTTTATCTGTTACGTTGTAAAAACCTTTCATCGTTGTTTAATAAGTTTCTTTTCTAATTCTATTTTATCTTTTTCAAAAGCCAAATACATTAAGCATTCGTGAACGTTGAGTTTGGTAACGGAATCAAACTTGGTAGCATCTCCCTTGCTAATTGCATAGACCGATTGATACCAACCCCACTTTGAACCAAACGTTCCTTCTGTTGAATAGTCAGCTTGTTCGCCTCCATCTCCAAATAACTCAGGGTAGTTTGTGCTAACTCGTTGTTTAAATTGTAAAAAAAAATCATGGCCGCAAATACAACATCTAAAGGTGCCTTTTTCATGGCATCGTTTGTGCCTTTGTATTCTTCTATTTGGTACTTATGTCCTTTTTTATATTTTATTGGTCTATAGAGAACACTCATCGCCTTGTGCATTGTTTGCCAATCGCCAAGAGTTTCGTCTAGATCTATATACTCCCCTAAGGTCATATCGTCTAAGACTGGAATAAAACCGTATTCTAAGCCGTTTAAAGAGAATATAGGTATTAATGTATGTTTAGTATCAAACACATTATTTAAGTGATTAGCGATTACTTGAACGCTTTTATATTTAATAGTAGCAACATCCTTTAATTCCAAACCGCAAAATATCTCTACCATTTTTTGCAAAAGGAAAGTGCTATCCCTATTTTCTTCCGTATTTAACTTTTCGAACCTTTGGTATTGCTCTAATGTTATTTCGTTTAGAGAATCAGGTACATTTATTTCGATTTTCATATTTATACAATAAATAAATACCAAATATGTATAAAAAGAAAAAGGTAGCATTTCTGCTACCCTAATCCAATACAAAAACAAATGAAAAAAAATTAAGCTTTCAAGATAAATCTATCGTATGCATATTTATAAGCTTCCTCTATAGCTTCTACTAGTTCCTGACTATTCTGTTTGTATTTTTTATTTTTTCCTTCTATTTTTGTTTTGCCTTTATAATCTATATATAAAGTTACGTCAGAACCTTTGTAACCACCTCGCTCTGTAGGTTTCTGTACTACAAATATTTCCTCGTACCAACACGCTTCTTTCATTTTATTGTATTCCAAGTATTTTATCTGTTATTTCGTTTGCCCATAGCATAAAGTATAAAAATCCATACATTGATGCTAATCCAAATAAACCAAAGAGTAAAGAGTAGCCTATGAATTTAATTGTGTTCCTACGGTTCTCTTTCTTTGTTAAGTTGCTAATTAATACTTCTGTAAAATCTTCCATCTTGTTATTAAAATTTTATTTATTCCCCAAAATATCTTTTATAAAAGCTTTCAAATACGGTTTTGACGTTAATTTCAAAATTAATATTCCCAATGCTCTTCCCTAAATCAATAATAGTATAAAGTAATTCTTCTGATGGGTTATCATAATAATCTATTATTAATTGTTCTTTTTTTTCTTTTGAATTTTTCAAAAGCTGTTTTAATTCATCTAATTTTAATTTTTCAAGTTTTTCCATTTGTATAATTGTTTAATTGTTATACAGCTAATATATAAACATTTTGCTAACCAAAAAAATATTTTTAAAACTTTAACGTTTTAATAAATAAAATATTCCCCTTTATTAGGATTCTCTAATTGGTCTGTTAATACATACCTTGCTGCATCTATACAATCAGGATGTTCCCCTGTAGGTTTTTGTAGTGTGTTACCTTCTTTATCTTTTGCCCATACATATCCTTGTAGTTCTCTTTTTAGGTTCTTGCTTCTTGCAGTAACGTATATTTCGTTTTGGTTTATTAGGTTAATACCATACACTATACTATCCCTACCTTTGCTTACAGGGTAAACAGTATGTCCGTAGCTATTTAATTCTGCAATACTTTTAGGTTCTGCTGAGTCTGCTATGATGTTTTCTTTTATATCCTGCTGGGTTAAGAACCTGCTAATATCCCTGTTTAGCATACCCTTTTTATAAAGTACCTCATCAAATATGTACGATTCATTCCATTTGTATAAAGCTATTAAAGTTGTGGGATCTACACTATAACCGAAGTCCATCCCATACGCCAGTAACCTAGCCTGTTCTGGTATGTTATCTATTTCCTTCCAGTCTGGTATGCATACACCTTCTAAACTACCTTGTTCGCCTAATCCGTACACTTTCCACCAATTAAACCAGTAAGTTGAGGTTTTAGCTTTATCCCTAGCCTTTTCTATTTCCTTTACAATGCTTTCAGGTAGTGCATCATTGTCCTTATAAGTTAATGTAATGTAGTCAGTATCTGGTTTGCCTATTAGTTCTTTATCTACCCAAAACAAATTAGATGGGTTGTAGTCTAACCATATCGTTCCACTTGTTCTTACTGCTAATTGTGTATAAGCATCAAAGGGTATGTTGTTACACTCGTTAATATATAAGTCTGTTCTCCTTGCACCTCTTAACTTATCAGGTTGATCTGTAGAAAAGAACTCTATATAGCTACCATTTGAAAAGGTGTATTTTAAAGTACTTCTATTGAACTGACTATCATTATACCTATTGAGACCTTTTAGGATGCCTAAGAAGTCTTTTAAAGCACCTCTACGGAGATGTGGTATAGATTCAGACACTACGCTAATTTCTTTATTAGGGTTCTTCACTGCATAATCTATTAATATAGCTAAAATGGATATAGTTTTGGATGCTGATGTTCCACCTTTAACTATTCTTATTCTGCCATTTAGCTTTCTTAATTTTTTAGTAGCTATCGTTTGCTTTATACGCATACTAATCTACAAACAACGGTAAATCTTCGTTAATTGTAATATCCCTGGTCTCTCTTGGTTTACCCAAATAGTAATTAAGGTATAGTTGTATCCATTTTAGTTCACCTGACTCTACACCTTTTTTCAAAGCATCTAATGCAGCATCCTCTAAAGGACTTAATCTTTCGACTAATTTTATTTCATCGGACTTTGATTTACGCCCAGCACCCTCTCTTGCGCCACCGTTGTATTTTCTTTTATCCATTTGAAAAAGATTGTTTATTCAATTATACAATAAGTTTTTTTATAAAGTGTTAATTAATAAAACCATACTTCTGATAGAACTTTTCCCTTCTTGTGTGTTTCTCTGTTATATCAGCTAAAGCGTTTCTAAGATCGTTTATTATTTCATCCTGCTCTTTAACTTGTTCTTTTAACTGAACGTATTTAAGTACAATTGATTCATCTAATTCTATTACGGTATCTTTTTCTTGCTCAAAGTTCCTGATTTTGTTTCTTAGGATACGCAGATTGTTTTTTATCCTATTATCATATTCCATCCAAATTCCAAGAGTTTTAATACCGTGTAAAACAGAAGCATGGTCTCTGCCTACTTTAGTACCTATCTCTTCTAGGCTTAGCTTAGTAAACTCTTTGCACAACTTATAAAATATTGCACGTGCTTCTACATACTCCCTTTTTCTTGTATTAGTACTTATTTCTAATTTAAAATAGTCATCCACTATTTGTTTAATCATTTCTTTGTTCATCCTCTAATTTGTTTATTAATTCGTTTAAAGTCATATATCCTGACTCATGTATTGCTTTTAATATTCCTGCACAAGCTTCATATTCTTCTGCTGCTTCATATAGCTCTATAGCTTCTTCTAGTTCAGCTAAATTACGGCCATTTGCTATATCAGTTAAAGCAAGCAAATAAAATTCATTTACTATTTCTTTATTCAAGTGTGCCTCTAATTACGTATTCATTAAGATTCTCTGTTTGGTCAACAAAGTAATCTTTAAATCTTTCTAAAGCTTTTAATACTTTATCTTTACCTGAATTATAAAATGTCTCGCTTACATCATAAAAACCTAAGTCCCCTGATGATTTATCTATAGCAAAAAAATAGAAATCCTTATACTCCACATTAAATATATTGCAATAGATATAAACTTGAACATCATAGCCATATTTCTTTGCTGACCAAGGAAATGCCTTTAGATCACTTGTTGTTTTTAAATCAGCTACATAGGAATCACCTAATATATCAGCTTTCGCTCTAAATGGAAATCCATCCAGTATATCAAAACCAGGTTGTTCAAACTTAGCTCCGCGTGTTAGCTCCTGCCAAATATTATTCTGCAATAAAGCGTCAACTGTATACATTGCTTTATCATATTCTTTCCTGGTAAAAACATATCTATCATCGCCTATCTCCTGAACTTTATCCTTATATTTTTTTGTTACCGCGGATTGCACCTCCACTACGTGACACAATGTATCTACTTTTTCAGGCTCCAATGCTGCTAAATGTATCAACCTACCAGCTTTAAATGCGCTTGAATCCGAATTATAATTTAAAGATCTAGCATAACTTTTAGGCGAATCTATAAGGTATTTAATTGCTGAGCTGCTTAAAGCATGCTTATTTAACTCACCATAATAAAAAGAATCATCGTACATTTTTTTTAATAACTCTTCTTTATTCCATACCGATCCATCTAATAATTGAATCTTTTCTACCCTATCTTTACTTTTGTGATATATCGATTGCATATCCGCTATTGGTATAAAACAACTTTTCTCATCGTTAATAGAAGGGAGTATGCTTATTCTTAAAGCTTCCAATTCTTGTTGCGTGCTAAATTCGTAATTATTTTCTCCAACTCTAATATTAACCCCACCACCATCAATAGCCCAGTTAAGAAAATTAATTTTTGGAGTTTTAAAAGTTATATGTCTCCATTCCGGTTTCTTTATTACATCTATCATTATTAATTTTTTACAAAAGTGTTATTTATCATTTTTCCTGTTCTTCCTTTTATTTGATTATAAGCTGTTTCTATGCATCCTTCTATCTGTAAACCAGATAAATGTGCTAGGCTCGTTAAAACAACGATAGCATCACCTATAGCATCTTCTATTTCAAATTTATCGTTTTTTAATACTGCCTCAGATAATTCACCTACTTCTTCCATCAATTTAATTAACTGAGTTTTTTTATCACCTTCCTTGTAGATTCCTCTTTCTTCAGCCCAATCTCTTATTGGTTGAAATTCATTGTTTAAAAGCATAATTAAAGTATTTATTTGCGTTAGACATATTTTGTTCTTTTGTTCCAGTAGGTCTAAGGGGTTTCTTTTCTGTATCCACAAATGGGATTTTATCTTTATAAATATCCTTTAATATTTTTTTACCAATACGACTTTCTCTTTTTAAGCTTCTTGCTAAATTAATTATATTGGTAGACAAGAATGGATTTCTACATTCCACTGTATGCGCCATAGAGCAACGATCTAATCTAATATGGTGGTAATAAGGAAGCTCACTAAAAACATCATAAACAAAGCTATCCCTTTCTCTTGCTCTATTATAACCGCCAAACAATTCATCGCTACCATCACCTGTTAAAACCGTATTAAGATCCAATTCTTTGCATTTTTTAAATAAAAGATATTGAGGAACAACACTACCTAAATCGTAACTGTGCTCATACATTCTAAATACGTTAATCAATTCATCCTCTTTTATTTCATTATTTATAAAAACTGGTTCAAATCCAAAGTAGTTGGCCATTTTTTTACATTGCTCAGATTCATTGTTTTCTATAGATATAGCTGTAAAATCTATTTTATTTTTTATTAAATGATATGCTATTATAGAAGAGTCTAATCCACCAGAAAATAACAATCCTAATTTATTGTAATTAGTAACAGACCTTAGTAATACTGATTCATTTATTAATCCATATAAATTAGAATCGCTTGGTCTTTCTGTTAAATAAGATTGTATATTAAAATACTTGCCAGCACTGTATGCTAGACCGGCATCTATTTTGTACATATAAAAGTCACCAGGTATACATCTATTAACTCCATTGAATTTAGTATTTAACGTTCCAAATTTAGGTTCTGGCATTATTTCTATCTTTTTTAACAACGGTTTAATTTCGGAACAAACACCATTTTTGTTATAATACAATTGTTTTTTACCTAGTGGATCCGTAAACATTATTATAGATTCTTTTGTTACATAACAAATAGACCAAAATCCATCCCATTTTTTATATTCGGATCTAAACCTTTGCGAAAGAAATCCGTAGTTGAATAAGCTTTTTAGGTAATGTAAATCACTATTATAACTACCAAACTGTTTGTAATTAAATATCTCACCATTAAAAAATAGATACCCAGATTTAAGTTTTAATGGTTGTGTTAATCCTGTATTATTGCTAGACAAAGGTAAAGAACTAAAGTTATAATGCCAACCACCTATGTTACCTTTAAAGTGCTGAGTACCTCTATGCTTTATCCCACTTTCTATTTCGCTTTTAGTTATTTGTATTCCGCACATATTTTTTAATATAATATAAATCACTTTTAAAACAATGCAAACTACCGATCCACATTCTTAATTCCCCTGGTTCAATATTTATTTTTGAACATACATGCTGTAACAATCTGTAAGTCATATAAATATCATTCCTTAAATGTCTCACAGCATCACAACTTCTTATATGGTAAGTACAATCAAGCTTACCTTTTTCCTGATAAAACCAGTATCCTAAAGAGCATGGCACTCTTACGTTATTATTACTTTGATCTTCAGGATGCCATACAGTAAAGTATGCTTGTCTGGTATTAACATTTTCTTTTAATCTATCTATTATATCATCTAGATCACCATAATCATATCTTCTTCCTTTTAGATCACTACACCAATATCTTTCCATATAATTATGGCTAAACTTACCGCCTTGTCTAAATAATTTATCATTATCAAATTTATCATAAAATGGCCAATTTTTATATTCCTTACCAGGATTAATCGGCTCACCACATATTCTTTCTTGGAAATGGTTTTCCGACCAAGGTAAACTAGGATCTGTATCCTCCATTATATTATTAGAAGAACCAAAGTTAACAAATATATTAGTAATTTCAACCAAAGGGTTTTCTTCGTTTATTCCAATTGATTGCCAAGTTGAGTTACCACTTTCTGTATGGTGGCTATAAAGTTTGTTGTATAATTGTTTTATTGTTTCTTTCATTTCTCTGCTATATCATTTTTTTCTACTAAGATTCCTTCCCTGTAATTATTCAAAGCTCCTATATAAGCTACTGCATCTAATAAGTTATCTTGCTTATGTGCCCAACTTTCTCTAGCTAATTTTAAAGCTATTTGCATATTATATAAATCTATAATCGTTATTTCTTTAGAAGACATCACGGAAGCTATCTGTGCTGCTCTTTTATTGCATTCACTAAAAGGACCATACATTCTTTCTTTTTCTTCTGAACGATTATTGACAATATTATTAGCTTCTTCTAAAATATTCATAATTCTAAAAATTCTGTTTGTTCTTCTTTTCTTCTATCTAATTCTTGCTTTGCTCTCCTTTTATCGGATTCTAAACCTCCGCTATTTATAATAGCAAAAAGATATTCTTCCGTTTGTTGTGACCAAAAATAATTGTTGTAATCAAAATGCATATTAGTGTTTTTTGTAAATATAAACAATTATTTAACACTATCATTATTTTCAAATACTTTTTTTTCCAATTTTTCTATTTTATCTAAAGCAACCACTAACGCTTGTTGAGTTAGCTTTAGGTCGTGTTGCATCTTAATTAACTTAACTTCTTTCATCTCGTTTTTTATTAACTACATTAATCGCCTTTTTGAATCCTTCTACAAAGTATATCATCTCTTCATCACAATATTGTAATCCAAACTCTTTATGTCCTATTTCTTGTATTTCTTTATTTGTGTACTCTTTCATAGTGTTGCATCTTAATTAATTTAGCTTCTTTCATCCCTGTAAATTTGTGAGCATACTGCAAAGCGTTGATCTTTGTCTTTAAACTCGGTTACCATATTGGAATCAACCATACATCTTTGTATAAATTCCTTTTGTGTTTCTGTTGCTTTTGGTTTAGGTAGTGGCATTACTTTTGTTGTTTTAGTTTTTCAATATATAATGTTGCATCCATTAGTTCTTCCTGTAGGTGGTTTAAAAACTTATAGAACCCATCTGGAGAATCGTATAAAGTAGTACCGTATTTTATAATACCATCTCTGCTTCTTGCACGTAGCGTGTTTATTACATTTTCTACTATTGGATCTTTAGGTAAATGATTATAAGTTGAATCTGTGGTATAACCACCAGCCTCCATCATTTCTTCCCATTTTTTTATACTATCTCCCATCGGTGTAAATTTCTAAAATAAACCATTCTATAATTCTAAAAAATATATAACCTATAAATAAATCAGTCATATAAAGTTTTATATTTCTGCAATTCTTTTTCCAGTTCATCAATTTTTTCTTCCGCTTTTCTGGCTCTTATAACTGCTCTATTTTTATCAGACCTATATTCTTTAATGGATTGGTTATATAACCTTTCGTTTGTCATTAGGTTGTGTACATAAAATCCTACTTCCTGCCAAGCAAAATAAAATTCATTTAGATCTTTGTTTTCAGGTTTAGCTTTACGCCATTTTATTATTTTTTCACCTATAAGGTTAAAGTTTGTATAGTACTCAGCTTCTCGTAAATTGTTCAGTTTTTTATTCATAAATATTCATTATATACAGTTACTAGATCTTTCCAAACCACCTTAGCAAAACTGCAAGGTGTACAATCTATTTTTGTTTTAAATATCCTTTCATATATGTCTTTGTACATATCCTGCTCTGTTGGTGTAAATTTATTCTTTTTACCATCAACAGCAGCTTTAATTAATTGAAATTCTGATTCGCTTAAACATTCTGGTTTTTTATACCTAAACATTTGATTAAGTTTTACCTTTCTTTCATCGCATCCACAATCTTCACCAGCTATAAACTTAACAGCTCTTTTTATACCTGTAGCAGTCGTAATCTTTTCT